ACCGTAATGGGCGGTAGGGCTCAAAACGAACTTCGTTTCGACGCAGCAGTAGCCGCTGGCGGCAACATGTCTACTCAGTGGACTCTATCGCTTCAGCCAGGCGGCGTCATTCGCTTTACTTGGACTGGTGGCGCAAATCCACAGCTAGGAAAGCTTACCCCAGGAAACTACGTTAACATCTTCGGTGGAGGCTTTGCTTCTTCCACAAACGAAGGAAGCTACACCATCAAGAATGCTATTGGTGGACCAGCTGGGACTTCCTATTTCGAGATCGTTAATCCACTTGGCACTCCCGGCATAATTAATCAAGGAAGCGATTCCGCAGTTCTATTTTTCAATCCAGTTCGTAAGAACTTGTCAAGTAGGCTTTCTTTCGCAGCCCTCTATCAGCCACAGGCGCGTTTGCTTCAAATCTTCGTTCCAGCAGCTACCAAGGTCGTTCGCCGCGATAGGCGCGGATCTGCGCACCTTCATGATCCTTCTGATCCAGAGTCATTGGCTCCAAACCAGGAAGGTCCGTATATGTTCGATACAAGCCAACCATTCACGGTTAGCGAGATCGGAACAACTCTCACTCAGAATCTCGATGGAACAATGTCCAGGGTTATCCCTGTCACAGATTCAACTCAGTTCCCAGACGCGCAGGGTAATATCATTCTCGGATATGGAACTTCCAAGCAAGAAGGCCCAATCCCCTACATCGCTCGCCCATCAGCCAATACTTTGCTTATCAGTCCAGCCTATACGATCAAGAATTCTCATCCATCTGGAACAGACGTTGCCTTGGTTTCTGAAAAGGCCCCAGCAAATGTCAGCCGCGACGGTCTGGATTATCCGCTCTACATCACTGATGTAGTATCTGGCCGCGTGTACGCACAGGATCTAATTAACAGTGTCGCAGCTACCGGCATTAACATCGTTTTCACCGTTCTCTACCCTTCCGACATCGGTCTTGGAAAATGGGGCACAGAATTCAGTGAAAACCCAATTATCTGGGGCGAGTAATGGGTAGATCAATCGTTTTAACAGGCGCACACATCAAGTTGTACGTAAACAATAAGCTTTATAAAGAAGTGCAATCCGTTGCGCTCAACGTGGATTACGGCGAATCCGAGATCTACGGTATCGACGCGCCTTATGCTCAGGAGATTGCACCAACGAAAGTCACAGTACGTGGCACTGTCAATGGTATTCGCATCAAGTATAGCGGTGGACTACAAGCAACTAATTTACGTCCACTCTTTACCGATATTGCCGCTTCCCCCTATGTCTCAATCCGTATTCAGGATAGACAAAGCGGTGAGGATATCGTTTTTATACAGAATGCAAAGGTAACCAGAGAAAGCCATGCAGCTGCAACGAAGAGTACCTATAAGTTGAATTTCGATTTCGTTGGGCAAATCCCTCTCTTCGCGCTAGATCGTGCTTAAGTCTTCTAGCTTGAAGATACCTTCGCTATCGTCCGCAAACTGGACATAGCACCTTCCCCATTTTGTCCGTACAACCTGGCCTACTCGTCCTAGAAATATCTCGCTTCCAGGCTCATAGTCAGGTCCGATATTTTCCACCTTAACCAATGTTCCCACGACGATAGAGGGTTTCTCCCTCTTCAAATTTTTTTCCATTCTTTTAGTGTAAAGAAGAACGATTAACGGTCAAGAGTTTTTCCAGCAGCGCTCATGGTCTTCGCAGATAAAGCCGGTCGCTACTTGCTTCTCGGTACCGTTATAGATGTTGCAGCGCATCAAACCTTTCCTTCCGCCACACCACAGACAGTAGGGCCTGTCCGATTTCTTTTGGAAGAAAAGTTTATGCTCGCGCTCAGTTTCGGCCATCTCGTCTAGAAGCTGCGCCATTCTTTCTTGGCCTTGCTTTCTAGCTTCGTTGGCAACGATATTATAGTTCATTACACCGAGAGTTTCGATCATCCCAGCGCCCATCATAGGAAGTCTGTGGCCCATGAACTTGCAGAGTAGGCCCATGAACTTTCCGATCATGCGAAAAATGAAATCTATCGTAGGACTCCTGGCGCTGCCCAGGTCTTCAAGGCAATACTCAACGTTAATTTGGTGGCCTAGCTCTTCTTGCTGAATAAATCGAATCGCAGCTACTTCATCCTCGTCTTTGAGGCTTTGCCAGTGACCTTGGTAGGCGTTCCACGCGCCAACTTCGATGCCGTGAGATAGCTTGAGCATCCAAATTAGCTTTACCATTTTTGCTTCTCGATCCAGCGGTGACCAACTTCTTCACCAGCTAAATTCAGGTGTAGCTCTACGATTCCGCATTCCTGCCAACACTTCGATTGCTCTTTAAGCTTTTCTAGGGAGTCGTAGTAAATGGCTGAGCCATTCTCCATTTCATATTGATAGTCGGTGCCACAGAGATAGGTGACAGTAGTAATCATTTGACAGCCTGTTTGGTTAGGAAGTGCCAAATACGAAAAGTGTTAATTGCATCAGCAAGAGCGGTGTGATTGGTACCTTCAAAGCCGATGCCGATGGTTTCGCAAGCCTTCTTGAGGCCACCCTTCACTTGCTTATTTTTCATCATCTGGATGCTTTGGTAGACAGTTTTGGCATCAATTACGCGGAAGCCCATGAAGTTTGGCTCATCGACTCCGCTTTCTTCATAAATCGCCAGACTGTCGTTTCTCACGCCAGATCCCCAAACGATTGGATTCATGAAGCACTTATTGCGTTCATGCATGGATTTGATGGTCAAATAGGCATCTTTAATCGACATGCCGTTGGCAACATCTTGGTCCCTGATACCAGTGAGTTCCGTAATAAAAGGAGTAATGGGCTCACCAGGATTCACGTAGATTTCGGCCTTCTCAATAAGTTCGCCGGAAGAAACCTTGAAGACCGCTGCCCCGATTTGGATGGTCTTTTTACTTGGCTGATTAAATTCGCAATCAATACTAAGTACGTTCATAAAATCCCTTCGAGTAACAGGCCGTTCCTTCGATCAAATTGGACTTGCCTTTACCTAGTTTAAGCCGCCTAGTTTTTACGGCACCTGTTACCCGCTTCCGTAGCTCAGTCAGCCTCCGTATTTACATATTTCCACAATTTAGCTTATATTGCAACTTCTTTTCTAATTTCTTTTTTACCCTATTTACGTATTTCAGGTTTCTTGGACATCCCACAACCTTTGTGCTGGGGTTATAGCTTCCAGCATTGTAGGCGGCTGTAATCATCATCCAGTTGTCGCCATAGCGATTTTGCTGATAGGCTAAGTATTTTGCAGCGAATTCAGCGTTAATTTGATGGTTATTTTCAAGTTCCTTTGCAGTGCCTTTGTAGCCAAGCATCTGCGCCGTGGCCTGTTTCACCATACAGATCCCCACACTTGGGCTTCCTCCATCATTGTGAACATGGATGTCAGTAAAGTTCGCACTCTCGTAACTACAGATGGCGAAGAGCAAACTTGATGACACTCCAACCTTCTTTGCCGCCGCAGCGATAATTGCATAAAAAGTCATGCATACCTCCAGTCTTCAATGTAGTCGATAACAATAGGAAAGTAAAGGATTTAAGGAAATAAGCCTGAATCTTTAATAAATAGGAGAAGTTATGCCAAATTACCCGCTAGAATTTATTAACGAAGTGGCCCTTCCAGAATTCCAAGAATGGACCGACAAACACGGTATGATGCAGGACAATGACCAGGGGAATACGACTGGGAATGGAAACCTTTTCACCGCACATTACGTTTTTGGTTTGGAAGCCAATGGCAAGCTTACCGACAACGAAAGAGATCGCCTCAATCGAGTCTACCTAAATAACTTTCGCGTTCCCGGCCTACTAATGAGAGATCCCAGTAACGGCAACGGCTGGCAAGCCCATGACGACATCGTTGGTATGTTTGCTGCCGATGCCATTATCAATGGGCCTCATCGCTTCCTAACTAAGCTTGTTTACGACTACGGCAAAAAGGTACAACTTGACGGTACCGACGAGACAGAGCCAGCGGAAGACTACCGCGAGAAAAACCGCAAAATATACAAAATCCTAAATATCGTTACTTTTGGCCGTGTTAGATGGGTATGGAACAATCAGAATCCAACGAAATTCCACGCTGCAAGCTGGCTTCAGCGCAGGATGGAAATGATGGCGACTATGCAGATGTCGCTTAGAAAATGGGTAAATCCGGTTTACTGGCTCGTTTGGGCCGTAACCATGCTTATGCTCCCTATTGGATGGGTAAATAGGGAATATAGGGACGGTTATACCCTTCGTTTCCACAGCGCAATCGCTTGCGAAGGATATGGACCAATCACCAATTGGATCTGTAGGCGTGTCAGGAAGGCCGTAGCCAGGGACTACGGAGACTTTGGTGGACTACTAAGCGCTTATTTTGGAAAGCCCCATCACCCAATTGTTGCGCTTTGTAAGGACAAGTATTAACGGTCCTTAAATCGGTCAACCTCGACATCAACGCCATTTAGCTCGTCTAATGTCTGGGGAAGCCTCATTTCGTGGTGTTTGCCCATCCAAATACAGCCGTTGGCCAGAAGTACCTGATGGTCAACCTGCCCGACCTGGCCAATATAGGTGCCAGCCTGGTTTGTGGAAACGATTACAACATCACCTTCTACAATATCACGCATCTGGAGCTACTTTCTTAATGATTCCCTTAACTTCGGGCGTATACTTTTGAGCTATCGTTCTATTTGGACAATTCGTACATTGCCTGTAATACCAAGGGTTTCCTAATTTGGAGTATACGATAATTTCCAAATGTCCTTGACACTTGGGCTTATTGCAAGCCCATGTTTTCTTTAGGTTTTCTAGCAATTCCTGGCCGGTCTGCGCCGTATTCTCATGGCCATGTTCCTCGATCATTTCCTTAATGGAATCATAGCGATCCAGGTCTAATCGTGCCAGTTGCTTTCTTAATTGTGCTATTTCTCTCTTTAACCTCTTGTTTTCATGGACCAACTTCTGTTCTCGACTATATTCTTTATTACCGCGTCTAGATTTGCCCAAGGAAGTCTCTCCTGTCACCGAAGTATATATCAAAGATTCGCCTTATCTTCCTAATTTCAATTTATATGATAAATAGTGGTTAGGTAAAGAATTTAGTGCCAGAGCGAAACCACAATCTTATTTAGAGATCAGATCTTCTCTAAAGGGTACCTTAATGGGCGTAAAACGTAGAGTTAATTGGATATCACAGCAACGTGTAGACACCCCTGACATGAGG